CGTGCGATCTCGGGATAGGGTCACGGCGGCCCCGTCATTCGCGTAGTCGGACCCTTCGGAAATGAGTTGACCGGTGGAACGAGGCAAGGAGGCCTGCGATGGACCACAGCGCGACGACCTGACCCTGTGGGAGCGGCAGCGAATGGCCGTGGATGCGATCCTGCACGAAGCCGGCTTCGGCTCGGCGGACGAGGTTCGCGCCGCTGTAGCACGCCACAGTCGACGATCGGATCCGCCGCCTGGCGAGAGGTGTCCGTGCTGCGACGGCAGCGGTCTCACGCTGCAGGTGGGGTAACCATGGGATGCCGCGTGCTGCAGGTGGCGCCGTTCCTGGTCGAGACGTGGCTCACGGAGGGCGTTGATGCGTTGGTGCCGATCGACGCGCCGAAGGAAGTCGAGGTCCTCTCCTCCCGGATGACCTTTCACGGCCACCCGACGATCGAGTTGCTGTTGAAGTCGGCGAGCTGGGACGGTTCGGACACGGAGACGTTCGATACGGCGAAGCGATGGGCCGCGACATTCAAGCGCGTCGCGCCGATCGCCAGGGCAGGAGGCAAGGATGCCGGCAAACGCTGAGTATCGGGGCCCAGCGCCGGTGCGCGTGATCGCCCCGGGCATGAGCGGTGAGGACCTCGATCGGGAGGCGCACGCGAGCCCGGCGCCAGCGAAGCGCTCGGCGGCGCGCGGCCGAGAGCAGAGCGCGCGGTCGAGGAAGAAACTCGGCGGGGGCGGTGACTTGCGTGGCCCGCGAACAGGCGCGTCCGATCCCCGCCGCCAGGTTCACGCGTGCGCCCACTGCGGCCAGCCCGGACACAACGCGCGGACCTGCGGGCGACCGAGGCGCGAGGCGCGAGGCGCGAGGCGCGAGGCCTCTCCCCTCAAACGGGACGGACCTCACGATCTCCGGCTCGGCGCTCATCCGGATCCGCGTGCTCGAGCTGCGCGATGGAGTGGACCTGGTCGTGACCGTTCACCCGGAGCGGGGGTGATGGCCCGCGGTGCGGGCTGATGGGATGCGTCGCGCGCCGGCGTCCGGTCGGCCATCTGCTCAGCTGACCCCGACGCAGTACGCCCGCCACCGCGGTGTATCGAAGCAGGCGGTGGCGAAAGCGATCCGGGATGGACGGATCCCGACGACGGGACCGCGCGGCCGCCAGCGTATCGACCCCGCGATCGCCGACGCCGCGTGGGACGTGAACACGGATCCGAGCAAGCCGAAGGGGCCGCGCTCCAAGGCGAACGGGTCGGCGCCGGCGCCGGGCACGCAGGCGGCCGAATCGGCCCGGCTCACCAGGGTCCGCGCGCGCAAGATCGAGCGCGAGCTCGAGCAGATGGAGCGCAGCCTCGTTGACGCGCGGGCCGCCGAGGCGCACTTCCAGAAGCTCACGCGCGAGACTCGCGACAAGTTCCTCGCCCTGGCGGATCGGCTGGGGCCCGAGTTCTCCCCCGGGGGCGATCCACGCCAGATGACGCTCCGGATGCGGCAGGAGTTCAGCCGCTTCCTCGCCGAGATGGCCGGCGACGAGGCCGAGCCAGAGGACCAGCGTGCTCGCGCCAGCGGTTGAGCTGGTCGAGCGGGCCTGGCGCGCGGGCTGGCGGCCCGATCCCGAGCTCGACGTCGACGAGTGGGCGGACGCGAACCGGATACTGACGGGCAAGTCCGCGCATGTGATCGGCCCCTGGGTCACCGATCTCTTCCCGTTCAGCCGCGAGTGGATGAAGAACGTCTCGCCGTCCTCGCCGGTCGAGGAGACGATCGTCATGTCCGCGCGCCAGCTCGCGAAAACGGACGGGCTCCTCCTCAACCTCCTCGGCTACTGGATGGACTGCAAGTCCGGCCCGGTCCAGGTGGTCCAGCCCACGATCGAGAACGGGAAGCTCTGGGCGAAGCAGCGCTTCCGGCCGATGATCGATGCGTGCGAGTCGCTGAGCCGTAAGATCGGCCGCCGGCGATCGCGCGATGCGAGCGACACGCTGCTCCTACTCGACTACGGCGGCGGCGCCGTCCGGATCGGCGGCTCCAACTCCTCCGCCTCGCTCCGGATCCAAGGCGCGCGCGTCGTGATCGGGGACGAGCTGGACGAGTGGGACGACGACGCGGACGGTCACGGGGACCCGCTGGCGATCGTCAAGCAGGGGACGAGCAACTACCCCGACCGGAAGATCGCGCTCGCCGGCAACCCGGGGATCCGCGGGGCGTCTCGGACCGAGCGCGAGTACCTGCGCGGCGACCAGCGGCGCTACTTCATTCCGTGCCCGCATTGCCGGCACATGGACATCCTCACCTGGCAGGGCCGCGACTGGTTCGGCACCCAGGACGGGGCGCATCACTGGATCGAGTGGGAGAAGCCGGTCCCGCCAGGCGCGATGCCGGTCGCCTGGATGGTCTGCGGCAAGTGCAACCAGCGGGTGGACGAGCACCACAAGACGCGGATGCTCGCGAACGGGGAGTGGCGCCCGACCGCGGTCGGGAACGGGATCACGCGGAGCTACCAGATCTCGGCGCTCTACTCGCCGCTCGGATTCAAGCCATGGTCGCGCTGCGTCCTCACCTTCCTCGAGGCGAAGGATCGCCCGAACGAGCTCCGGTCGTTCGTCAACAACGACCTGGGCGAGACCTGGGAAGAGCGGAGCGATAAGGTCCAGGTCGAGACCCTGCTCGGCGAGTCGCGCCGCGAGGACTACGGTGCCGACGTCCCGCACGGAGTCGGGGTGCTGGTCTCGTCCACCGACACGCAGGACGACCGGCTGATCCACTCGGTCTGGGGCTACGGGACGGGCGAGGAGTCCTGGCTGATCGACGTGGTCGAGCTCGAGGGCGATCCGCGCAAGGGCGACGACGTCTGGATCATGCACGACCTCCAGCTCGAGCGCCGCTTCAAGCACCGGAGCGGCCAGATCATGACGATCCGGCGGGCGGTGATCGACTCCGGCGGCCACGCCACGGACGCCGTCTACAAGTACGCCGCCTCGCGCCGGAATCTCGGCGACGGCCGCCAGCTGTTCGCGATCTTCGGCGACCGCTCCCAGCAGAAGCCGCTGGTCGGGGTGCCCTCGCGGCGCGGCGGCAACCGGTACCGCGCGACCGTGTTCCCGCTCTGCGTCGACAGCGGCCGCGCGGACGTGCTCTCGCGCCTCCGGCTCCAGAAGCCCGGGCCCGGCTACATCCACCTGCCGAACGGGCTCGATGAGGAGTGGATCCGCCAGCTGGCCTCGACCCGATCGATCTGGCGGCGGTCGGGCGGGCAGCTCGTCCGGGAGTGGACCCGGTTCGGGCACCCGAGGGACCATCTCTGGGATTTGGCGTGCTACGGCCTGGCGGCGCTCCGGATGCTGGGGCCGGCGTTCATCCAACAGCTCGGCGCGCGCGCGGCCAAACTCTCCGAGGTCGCGGAGGGGGCCGAGGAGCCGCCGGCGCCGGAGATCGGCAGCGCCGAGGCCGAGGCGGAACCGGTGACGGCGGTCCCCTTGCCGCGCCCGCGGGGCTCGAGCTGGGTCCGGGCGGGCCTGCCGCCGGGACGGCGCTGGCGGTAGATAGCGCCCCGGAAGATCACTAGTCTTTTTGCTTGACGACCGGGCGGCGGTCCGGTACATTCTCCTACGTCGGCAGCGTCCGACAGCGACCGCGAGCGCGAAGCCTCGCGGACCGAGTCCGGCCGGGTGAGCCGGAGCAGCAAGGGAGGTTCCAGTGGTCGCAACGATGAAGCTCCGCCGAGTCCGCCTCATCACCGTCGACGCCCCTTCCAGCGAGACCGGCGCTCCCGCGATGCAGGGTCCGGACGACGCGTACCGCGCGGCGAAGGCCGTTCTCCCGACCGACCGCGAGGGGTTCGTGGTCCTCCATCTGGACGCGCGTCACCGCCTCCGCTCGATGGAGCTCGTGTCGGTCGGCTCGCTCAACGCGTCGATCGTTCACCCGCGCGAAGTCTTCAAGGCGGCGATCCTCGCCAACGCGGCGTCGATCATCCTCGCGCACAATCACCCGAGCGGCGAGGCGGAGCCGAGCGAGGAGGACCTCACGATCACCCGCAGGCTCGTCGAGGGTGGCGAGCTGCTCGGCATCGAAGTCCTCGATCACGTCATCGTCGCCGGCGACACGTTCGTGTCGTTCCGGAGCCGGCAGTTGATCTAGGAGACCCGGGGTTGGGACGCGCGCAGGCCCGGCGCGTCCCCCCGGCGTCAATGGGGGTTGGGCGTGACCGTGTACCTGCTTCTGGAGTGGTACGAGTACGAGGGCGATTGGCCGGTTGCAGTGTTTTCGACGCGCCAGCTTGCGGAGGACTTCCAAGCCCGCCTGCGTCCGAAAGAGACACGGACGCACGGGTGGCGCATCGAGGAAATGGTCGTCGACGAGGAGCCACCGCTGAACCGTTTCGGGCGGATGCCAATGCGGAACCTGGACGGGTACCTGTCGCGGAAGGCGCAGGAGGTCTGGCCCAACGCGATCGTCTGGAAGGACCAGGTGGCCGAGGTGGTCACGTTCACGCTCGAGCGGCCGGGAGTCGAGCCGCTTGGCTTGGGTCGTTCGTTCGGTGAGGCAAAGCAATCGGTCGCAGCGCTCAGGCGACAGAAGGAGGCGAGTCGTGAAGCACAGACGGGTTGAGGTCCGGTACGAAGAGGGTGAGCGGCCCTGGCGAATCTACTGGAGTGGGACGCAGCAGCTCGCGGACGAGCGCCGGTTCGCGACGCTCGAGGAGGCTGGACCTGTGGCGCGCGCGCTGGTCGGCGAGATGGAACCCGGCGATCGAGGGGACGTCGCGTTCATGGCGGCCGGGCTGAGACGGTACGGGCGCCGATTCCCCGAGATGTTGGCCGGCCACCGACGGGTGGACCGCTGATGCCGCGGACCGACCGTCCGTACGTCACGCGGCGGAGCAGCCCACTCGCCGAGCTGCGCGTCCGGGCGAAGCTCACCCGCGCCGCGGCCGCGGCGATGCTCGGGATCGCAGGGTCGAGCCTCAGTAACATCGAGCGGGGCGCGGTGCTGGCGTCGGACCAGGTGCAGGAGAGGATGGCCGAGGTCTATGGCGTGAGCACGGTCGCGCTCCGCCGCGCCTACGTGGCGTCGCGGCGCGAGTTCATCGTGAGGGAGAGACCTTAGGGGGGCCGAAAATGCAGGCGTGCGCCAAGGTGTGGATCGTCATCGAGTCTGACATCGATGGTTCAAGTGTGATCCTGTCGGTCCACGGGACCGAGCAATCGGCGATCTCCGAGGTGGAAGCCGTTCGGTCAGCCGATGCGGCGATTGACCGCACAATCAAGGTCCGGCTCCCAGCGGGGCGCTTGGTGGATCCGCCGCGGCCGCGGCATGTGGAGATCGAGGAACACGAGATCGTCGCGGGCATCAGCCCCTAGACCCCCACCCGCAGACGTCTGCAGTCCGAGGCGGAGGCGCCCTCCTGGCGCTACTGGGCCCGCCCTAGCCCGCTCCGCCCGATCCGGCAGGACTCCCCGTGGTCCCGAGCTGGGCCTTGCAGCGCCTCGGCTGCAATAGGGTGCGGCCTGCTGTGAGGCGGGGAGTCCTGCTGGACCGGGTCATGCGGGGAGCCGGGAACGGGGCGAACGCCGCGGCTTCGCGCTGCCGGCGCCGTTCCCGTTCCCGTTGCTCGAACCCGCGGGCGTTGCCGCCGGGGCCGGTTCCGGCGCGTCGGACGGCCCGAGCTCGACGTCGTTCTCTTCGGCGAGCTCTTCGGCCCGCGCGCGCTCCTCGAGGATCTCCTCGAGATCCGTGCCGAGCTCGGCGTGGATCCGCTGGTGCGATGTCAGGTTGTGCTCGAGCATCATGATCCGGGTCTCGGCGTCATCCTTGGGATCGATCCACTGCCAGCGCCGCGGGGCCCAGAGGACCGGCGCGCGCCGGCCGACGTCCGGGAGCACGTCGGGAGGGAGCATGCCCTTCAAGACCGCCTCCTCGAGCGCCGCCTCGAAGAGCGGCCGCTGCCAGACGCGGATCCACCAGTCCTGGACCTTCATCCACCGGTCGCGCTCCTTGAGGAGCGAGGTGCGCTCGTTCGAGTAGGAGGCCTCCGAGACGTTGTTCGCGAGGCTCGCGAAGCTGACGCCGAGTCCTGAGGCGATCTCGCGCACCAGCTCGCTCACGAACGGGCCGAACGCGTCCGTCGGGTGCCCGGGCGCCCACTCAGTCAGCTTCTTCCCGCTCGGGGCGTCGATGAACATGCCCGGCTCGGCCTCGATCCGCTGGGTCTGATCGGGCTTGTCGGTCGAGGTCCGTTCGGTGCCGGCGACGGCCGCCTCCATGTCCTCCCAGATCCCGCATGCGTTTGAGGCGATGCGCGAGGAAACGAGCTCGCTCTCGATGTAGCTCTCGAGCTGGTGGAGGAGATGCATCACCGGGTAGAGCCAGGTGACGTAGCGCGTCTGGTTCACCCGCCGGCCGCGGCCGATGTGCAACATGTCGCGGGCGTCGACCGGCTCGTGGCGTCCGCTGTCATTCCGGGCGACGTAGCGCGGGTCCTGGCGGATCCAGTACCGGACCGGGCGCCCGCCGGGGGCGACCTCGACCCCGAGGCGGATCTCGTTCCGGCCGTTACCGCCCATGACGTTGTGCGTCTCCTCGAGCAGGTCCGGGTCGATGAAGCCGATCGCGATCCCGAAGGGGCCGACACCGCGGTAGATGCGGGGGAGGGTCTCGCCATCGATGGCCGCCGTCGTGAGGCCCAGCTCCGAGGCACCGGCGAAGTCGTGCTTTCCGTCGATCGTGAAGGGGCTATCGATCAGTTCGTTCCACCAGCCCTCGACCTCGCTGTTCAGCCCCTTCTCGAGGTTGCCGGTCCCGTCCCGGTACTGCGCCCGAAGCCGGATCCCCTGCGCACCGAGCACATTGTCCGCAAGGAGCTGCAGGTAGCGCTCGACGAAGGCACAGTCGCGCGTGAGCTGGCGCGCGCGACCGCGCATGATCCGGATGTCGCCGCGGATCTCCTCGTCGGGGGCGAGACAGCTCGATACCCAGGCCATCATGGTCCGGTCGCCCGAGCCGCCGGCGTAGACGCTCCGCGTGCGTCGCTGGTCGCGGCCACGCAAGGCGTCCCACGCCGCGGCGGTCCGCCACAGGAAGCCGGGCTTGTGGCTCATGAGGGCCTCCGGAACGTGACGAGCGTCCGCCTCAGCGGGGCCCCGCCCGACTTCTGGGCGCTCACCTTCGCCTGGTAGCGATCGATCAGGGCGGGGATCTCCTTGAGCGGGATCCGCTCGATGAGCATGCCCTCGACGTGGAGGGTCTCCTGGTCGGCGGTGATCCGACCCTCCAGCTTCGCGCGAAGGGCCGCGAGGACTCGCTCCTCATGGGTCCGGAGGCCTCCGGGGCCCGCGGTCGCGAAGTTGGGCTCCACGAATACGTTGCCATGGTCGGCCTGGACGGTCCCGACGCCGCTCTTCGTGACGATCTCCGCCCACTGGTACTGGCCGGAGACGAGCCCCGCGGTCGTTGCTGACATGAACTCGACGACGTAGTCGGCGCCGGAGGGGGTCACCGTGGCGTTGGCGGTGTTGTCGTCGCCCCGGAGGTGGACCGTCATCGTCCAGCCGTCGTTCGCCGGGTAGTCGGAGAGCGAGCGCGTGTACTTGACGGTCGTGCCGGCGGCAAAGCTCTCGGGGAACCTGGTGAGCGTCTGCATCACGAGAGCCATCATGGGGGCCAGGCCTGGGGCATGCCATTCCGGCTTTACCGGAATGGACAGGGAGACGTTCCGCCCCGATGTTAGAGGCACCCTGACCAGCGTGCCGGCGTAGAGCGTGGCCCGAAACGAGGTGGACCGGTATGGGACTCAATCAGGAAAAAACGAAGGTTCTCACCCCGCAGACGCTCGCGGGCGCGAGCGCGGTCCTGACGACGGCCGCGATCCCATGCCGCGGGGCGATCGAGGTGCTCTGGTACACGAAGGCGACCAACGCCATCACGCCCAGCGCGGTCGTTTACGAGTACTCCGCTGACGAGGCCGTGAACTGGCTGCCGGCCGACGCTTCGTTCTTCGACGCGCTGCAGAGCAACATCGTCGCCACGGATAACAGCAAGGGACGGGTCGCGGTCCTCAAGTCCCGCTCCGCCGCGGCGAGCCCCATCCTGCGAATCATCGCGACCCACGTCCGACTGAGGATCACCGGGAACGTCGGCGCCAGCCCCGCCAACGACATCACCGGTTTCGAAGTCGACGCGGTCGGGATCCTGGCTAGCTGAACCTCAGGTCGAGGAGGACTCATGGCGAAGAACCCTGTGAGCTCGAGCCCGCGGCGCATCCGGACCGCGGCCGCGCCGGCCATCGCCGAGCCCGAGGCGCCCGGCACGGGCGTGGAGACCTTCTGCGGGCCCTGCGAAGTGGTCGAGTTCACACGCCGCACCCGTGCTGCAGCCTCTGCCGCCACCGAGGGCACCGAGGAGCGCGTCGTCTACGACATCGTCATCTCGTCCGAGAACCCCTACTGGACCTTCTACGGCGAGGAAGTACTGGGTCACGCCGAGGGCGAGGTCGACCTCAGCAACGCCCGCAACGGCGTCAGCTTCCTGCTCGAGCATGGCGGGCCCAACTTCCCCCACGTCGATCCGGACATGGTGCTCGGGCTCGTCACGAACATCCGGCTCGAGGGGAAGAAGCTGCGCGGCGCGGTCGAGTTCCTCGGCACCGGCCGCGCGGTCGAGATCGAGGTGCAGTTCGCGCAGGGCAAGCGACCGTTCATCAGCGTCGGATGGAAGCCGAGCGCCAACTACACGACGGTCGTCACGAGGCGAACCGGCAAGGCCGACCTCCTCCGTCGCAGTGGCTGGAGGGTGTGCGAAGTGAGCCTGGTCGCGGTGCCGGCGGACTTCACCGCACGGAAGGGACGGAGTGGGCCGGGTCCCGAGGAGTACCCGGTCATCACCGAGGGCGATTCGCCCGTCAAGGAGGAGCCGAAGATGAAGAGAGTCAGGCATGCGGCAACGGGCGTGATCGAGACTGTCTCCGAGGACGATCCGCGCCCTGCGGCCGTCGAGATCACGGCGGCGGCACCCGAGGGTGGGAATCGCTCGGAGACCGAGGTCCGGGTTGAGGGCAACAAGCGCGCGGGGCAGATCCTCCGCATGTGCAACCGGTTCGGCCTCCAGGCTCGCGCGGGCGAGTTCATCGAGAGCGGCAAGTCGGTCGCCGAGCTCCTGGACACGATCCTCGAGACCCGGTCCGAGGGTGGCGAGGTCGAGACCCCGCCGGCGGCCGAGCACCTGAAGCCCACGCTCAAGGGCGCGACGCACAAGGACGCGCGCGCGTTCCGGTTGACGCGCGCCCTGCACTGCGCCGCCACGGGCAAGTACGACGGGGTCGAGGGCAACTTCCACAACGCCCTCATGAAGAGGTTCGGGGTCCAGCCGAGGAGCGAGCACAGCATCTTCGTCCCGATGCGGGTCGCCGAGATGACCGACGGCGAGATGGAGCAGCGCATGGAGCTGGACCAGCGCCAGATCCGGGCGCTCAGCTCGGGCGGCGCCGGCGACAGCGGGGCGGTGCTCGTCACGAACACGCAGGGCGAGCTGATCGACCTGCTCCGGAACGCGGCCATGTTCACGAGGCTCGGCGCTCGCACGGTCCCGGGCCTGGTCGGCACGATCCAGTTCCCGAAGAAGACGGTCGGGTCGTCCGTGCGGCGCATGGGCGAGAGCCCGGCATCGGGTGCCGCCGAGTCCAGCTCCAAGTACGGCTGGGTGATCGGGTCGCCGAAGACGTACATCGGCAACACGGTATGCCCGCGTCAGCTCATCAACCTGACCTCGTTCGACGTCGAGTCCGACATGCGCCAGGACTTGATCGCCGACCACGGCGTGGCGTTCGACTTCGACATGGCCTACGGCCAGGGCGCGGCGAACGAGCCGCTCGGTGTCTACCCGGACACGGCCACTCAGACGCAGGCGATGGGCGGTGTGCCGGACTGGCAGAAGGTCATCAAGATGGTCGGGAAGGTCCTCACGAAGAACATCTCGAGCGACTCGATCTCGTTCCTGACCAGCTGCCTGATGGCGGCCGAGCTCGCCGTCAAGACCCGGGGCGCGACCACGGTGCCGCCGTTCATCTGGGAGGGCGACCTCACGGACGGGCGGATCGGCGCCTACCGAGCGGCGTCCACGAACCAGATCCTCGGCACGATGAGCGGCCGGGCGAAGACGGGTGCCTCGGAGCACGGGATCATCTGCGGCCCGTTCCGCTACCTGATGTTCCTGCTCTGGGGCGTGCTCGAGCTGCAGGTGGACACGATCACCCTCGCCGACAAGGGCCAGATCAAGGTCGTCTCCTTCCTCATGGGGGACACCGTGAACCAGCGCCCCGAGGCGTTCGTGGTCTCGACCGGAGCGACCGTCACGCCGTAACCGCGACCGGTGGGCGCGGGGGAATACATGGGCTCCGCGCCCGCCACCCGGCTCTCGACTTCAATCGCGGCCCTCGCGCCGCTCGGAGGTAACGAAGATGGGTTCTCCCGCACACGATCTGACCGTCGAGACCCCCCTGGCGCTGGGTGCGGCCGGGCGCGTCTCGGCCGATGCGAATCAGACCGGCGTCGACGTCACCGGCTTCGAGGGCTGGGGCAGGGTCGACGTCAGTGTCACCCCGGTCAGCGGCACCACGCCCACGTACGACGGGAAGCTCCAGGAGAGCGACACGCTGGGCGGCACCTACACCGACGTCTCCGGGGCGGCGATCGTCCAGGTCACGACCGGTGCCACCGTGCTCCAGTCGCTCAAGGTCAACTGGTCGGCGATCAAGTCCTTCGTCCGCTGGGCGGACGACGTCGGCGGCACCTCGCCGGTCTACGACCGCTGCGTGCTCGCCCAGGGCGCGCAGAAGTCCTACTCGCCGTCGTAGCCGGACACCGAGGGGGCGGGGATGCCATGGCCTGCGTACAAGGCGGACGACATCCAGCTGATGCTGGACGAGTTCGGCGTCCCCGTCACCATCGGTGGAGTCACCGCGAAGTGCATCGTCAGGGACTCGGATGAGGAGATCGCCTCGTCCGTGAACTCGGTCCTGGTCGGCCGGGCGATCGTGCTGAAGGCCGCCCGCGACACCTTCCCGGCCGCGGCGCAGGGGGTGGCGGCCACGGTGGATTACCCGGCGGTCGGGACCAGCTACACGATCGTCTCGGTGCAGCGGGAGTCCCAGCTCGTGGCGATCACGGTCGCCAAGGTCTGATCGATGCCCGTCCCGGTCGTCACCGCCGAGCTGGTGCTCGATGCGATCAAGGCGCGGCTCGACCTCATCACCGCCGGCTCCAACTACAACACCAACCCTTCGAAGCAGATCGGCGTGCCGCGGGATGCGATGCCCGAGGGCGCAGGGGAAGCGGTCTACCTGATCCACGTCGGCAGCGAAACCCTTCACACCGAGGCGAGCGGCAAACATACCGAGCGGGCGACCTACCAGATCTGGTGCGTGGCCCGGGATCCGGCGCAGGGCCAGCGCAAGGCGCTCCGGCTGGTGCGCGACGTGATGAAGGCGATCCGGACGGGATTCGCAGCACTCGAGGCGGCCGGCGCCAACGGGGGCCCGGCCATCGGCGACTACGCGAGAGACGGTGAGGCCGAGGACAAGACGGGCGCCACGGTCTACGCATTCACCATGACGGCTGACTGGATCGTCGACCTGACATAGGAGGGGCAGATGCCGATCGGGGAAGGCAGAAAGAGCTACGTCCAGTTCGGTCTCGAGTCGGTGTGGGGCACCGCCGTCGCCGCGACCAACCGGCTGGAGATCATCAGCATGGACGTCGCCCCGGACCAGGGCGTGATCCCGGACCCCTCGCTCAACAACTCGGTCGGCCGGCGCGGGCTCTTCCAGGGCGGGCGCCTGATCCGCGGCACGTTCACGTTCCGCATGAACTTCCAGGGGATGCTGAAGCTCTTCAAGGCCCTGTTCGGCGTGACCTGGACGCCCACCCTGGTTGAGTCCGCGATCTCGTGGGACCACATCATCCACGACCAGCTCACCCAGCTCGCGGTCAGCTCACTCACGATCGAGATGATCGAGGGCGACATCGACGTCGGCAAGTGCCAGCGGCTGGCCGGGGCGCTCTTCGAGTCCTTCACGGTGCGCACGGTCGCGGGGCAGGGCGTCGACGCCATGCTTCAGGGCGAGTTCGCGGTCCTGGCCAAGGACATCGAGACCAACATCACCCCGACCGCAGCGCTCAGCGCGCCCACGGTGCTGCCGATCAAGTTCGATCATGCGCTCACGATCGACGACGGCGTTACGACGAGCGGGCTCAACGTGCGCTCGTTCGAGGTCCGCTACGAGACGCCCCGCGACACGGAGCGCTTCTACCTGGGGAGCCTGAACCCGGCCGAGTTCATCCGGAGCGACTTCGTCAAGGCGACCTACAAGTTCTCCCAGGATTTCCAGACCCGCACGGCGCTGGACAACCTGAAGGCGTTCACCAACGCCTCGCCGCAGCTCGTCTTCCGCGGTGGCGCGCTCGGGGCCAACTTCTACGAGTTCGAGCTCAAGTCGGACAAGGCGGTGGTGGCGCGCGCCGCGAGACCGGTCCAGGGCTATGGCCGGATCTTCCTCGAGACCGAGATCCAGAGCTATCACGACACGACCAACGGCTCGCTCTACATGCGGTTCCGCAACGGCGAGAGCGCCATCTAGGACGGAGGATCACCCATGCACGCAACACCGCGCGCCGCGACCGCGGCCGACGAATGGCAGCAGGAGACCCGCAACGTCGAGATCGTGGGGATGGTCGATCGCGAGGGGAAGCCCTGCGTGGCCACGATCCGCCGGCTCCCGGCGCTCGAGGTCTACCTGCTGAAGGACGGGGCCGACAAGGACACCCTGCGCGAGACCTATCGCCGGTGGGCGGAGAAGGCTGTCGTCGAGCCCACGTTCAACTTCGACGACGCCGGCGGCGGGCTCCAGTGGGACGTGCTCCCGTTCGCCGTCCACGAGCAGCTCGCGCGCCACATCATGGATTTCTCGCTCGAGGGGGTGGCGGCGGCCCAGGCGGCCGTAGAGGCCTTTCGCGGAGGAGAGCCCGCGGGGGATGCGCCTGGGGGAGCTGGCGGAGGACCTGCTGGTGCTGGGGACGATGCCGGCGGAGAGCCGTCCGTATAGGTTGGTGGGACTCGGTCCCCTCTCGCCGGCGGCAGCCCTTCATGCCGATCGCATGATCATCGCCGCCGCGCGGAAGCACCGCGCGTTCATGATCCGGCGCGATCTGCAGGGGGATCCGGGCCCGATGGGCGTCGGCCATATGCTGCGACTCCTCGTGCGGCTCAACCTGGGAGCCTAGACGCATGGCAGAGACACCGGTCGAAGTCATCATCCGGGCCCGCAACGAAGCCCAGGCCGCGCTCAACCAGGCGATCGGGCAGCTGAGGCAGCTCGAGGCTGGCGCCAAGTCCGTCGGCTCCACGGGGCGTCAACTCGGCTCCCTCCGCGAAGCTCTGCTTCAGATCAACCCCGCCGCCGGCGCTGCGATCTCCCGCATCTCCGGCATTGCCAGTGCCGCCGCCGGGTTCGGGCCCGTCGCCGCGGCCGCGGGGGGCGTCGCAGCCGCCGTTGGGCTCGTGGGCGTGGCTGCCATTGGAGCGGCCAAGCACCTCGCCGACACGGTCGAGGAACTGGACAACCTCGCCCGCGCCACGGGCACCGGTGTCGGTGATATCCAGGTTCTGAGCGAGTTGTTCAAACGCCAGGGGCTCGGTGCGGAGACGGCGAGGACGGCGCTCCACCGGCTGAACGTAGCGATCGGTGAGTCGAACCCGCTGCTCGCCAAGCTCGGGGTCACCTCGCGCGACCCCATGCAGGCATTGCTCCAGTTGTCGGCCGCCTTCCAGACCTCCACCGATGCCGCAGCTCGAGCCAAAGTCGCTCAGGAGCTGCTCGGGCGCGGCGGTAAGGACTTGCTTGCGGTGATCGACAGCCTCGGCGGGTCCTTCCCCGCACTGCGGCAGGAGATGGAGTCGACGGGCCAGCTCATGTCGGGCGAGATGCTCGAGGCCGGCCGGAAGTTCGACGAGTCCTGGGAGCGCCTGGCCGGGCGCTTCGAAGGTCAGATGAACCGGATCAAGAAGGCCGCGGCCGATGCGGCCAACGATCTGCTCGACGCCTTCACGAAGCCGGGCTCCAACGATGAAGCGATCGAGCAGCAGGCGCGGAAGATCGAGGGCAATATCAGCCGGCTGCGGGTCGGCATCGCCGAAGCCACCAAGGAACTCGAGGATCGGCGTGAGCGGGGCGTCCTGGACCCGGGTGGCGGGCTGTCGCAGCTCATCACGGGCACGCCGAGCGAACAGATCGCGCGCTTCAAGGCCGAGATCGCCAGGCTCGAGCTCCAGCTCGGGATCCTGCGCGGCACGGTGCGCGAGTTCGGCCAGGACGATCTCCCGCTCTATGTCCGCGAGCAGGGCGCCGCAGTCGACGTGGTGGCCGCCGCGACCCAGGCGCACGAGAAGGCCAGCGCGGCGGTACAGAAGCATGCGGAGCGGGTGAAGGAGCTGATGGACCTGTTCGGTCTCGAGAAGGCCGCGGCCGAGGAGGCCATCCGTGCGGCCGAGGCCCGGGAGCGCGAGCGGCGCAAGGAGGCCCTGCGGATCGATGTATCCGGGGGGGTTAGCGGCACCAATCAGCCGGCGCCGTTCCCCGAGCCCTTCGATAGGCCTGAGCTCCGGGGCACGGACCGCGCACCCACGAGCGCTGAGGCCCAAGCCGAGGTGCTTCATAACTGGCGCACCTTCGTGGACCAAGTGAGTAGCAGTGCCGACATCCTCAACGAGAGTCTGCGGGCGGTCCAGGGTGGGCTTGAGGCGGGATTCAACGCGGTGTTCCAGCGCATGCTCACTGGCGCCGGCACCTTCCGCGACGCGATGGTCACCATCATCAGGTCGATGGTGAGCGCGCTGCTCGCCCAGCTCGCCCGCCTGCTCGCCTTCAAGATCATCGGCATCTTGATCGGCTCAGGGCTTCCGACCCGGGCGCTCTTGGATGCCGGCAACTTCACTCCGCCGTTGCCGGACCTGCGGTCCGGTGGCCAGGCGAGGCCCGGGCTGCAGTCGGCGTCTGGTAGCGGCGGAAACACCTTCGTGATCCAGGCGATCGACGCCTACGACCTGGTCGCCAGCCTTGTGCTGCCCGGCGGCGGCCTGCGTAGGGCGCAGGACCGCGTGGTGATTGCAGGGGCCTACTGATGGGCATGCTGTACGGGCGAGTGCTGGATAACAAGGCGGTGCGCCAGCTCGCCAGCTCTACGATCCCCATCGTCATCAACGGGGATGCCGCGTACTCCGGTGCCCCCGCGAAGGACGAGGACCCGCAGTACCCGATGACGAATCTCTACAGTTTCGACCGCTACCGGGTCTGGTCCACGAAGGTCGGCACTGCGGATACGGCTATCAAGCTGCAGCTTGATCTCAGTGGCGGCGCGAACGGACCCGGAGCCGGCGGGGCCGACAAGTCCATATCATCGGCCGGGTTCTTCGGACTGCGCGGCCACGCCGGCTCCGTGCCACCCACGACGGTCAACCTGGGCTACCGGACGCGGGCTCAAGGATATTCGTCCACGGCCTACACGAGCATTGGCACCCTCTCCACGCTACAGGCGCGCGATTCCATCCTGCAGTTCGCCCAGGTGAGCGGGCGATATTTCGACTTCGACATTATCGCGTACAACGTCCAGGGGTTCGCGCTCGGAAGCATCTGGCTGGGGCTGCTTCAGGATGTCGGCCTCTTCTGGTCGAGCGACGGTGGGGCAACGTGGGCCGAGGACCACAACGTACTGCTGAGCCGCACGGCCGGTGGCCACATGGACGGCGTCGCGCGCGGCGACGCGTGGGCGCCCTATACGCTCGTCTTCCGCAGCATCGACAACGCGAAGCGCTCGCTGCTGGGCTCTAGCTTCGGCTCGGCCCGCAGAACCGAGCCCATCATCATCTTGGACGAGAACGCCGTGCCGCGGCAGTTCTTCGTCATGAGCGGGCCGGTGTTCTCGCAGCGGTTCGACGGGCTCTATGACGCCGTCTTGAACCTCGAGCAGCTGGGCTGATGGCGACGCAAGCGTTCCTCGACAAGTTCCGCGAAGGGAGCGGGGCGCTGCGCCACCTGCTGCTGCTCACGGCCGCGCGGGACGATGGCACGCAGAGCGATACGCTTTACCTCGCGGACGCCGAGGTGGGGACGCTGGCCAACGTGGTGCCCGGGCAGGCCGTGGGGCGCATGTGGACCAGCGCCGTGTTGGACTTCCGGCCCATCTCGTGCCCCGGCACGTTCTGCGGCACGTCGGTCCCGCTCTGTATGGCCTCGGTGACCGTCAATGCCGACAAGGCAGTGATCCTCCCGGCAGGGGTGGGCCCGCTGCTTGATACCACGCTGCGCAAGATGCTCCAGAGCCACGTGATCACCAACGCCACGGCCACGATCTATCGGCTGTTCGAGGGGCAGACCGGTACCGGTGACGCGCAGGCGTTCGGGCCGTTCCGCGTGCTCGCGGTCGAGCTGGAGGGCAGCAGCCTCACGCTCCAGTTGCGCCAGCGCACCGACTGGAACCGGCCGGTCACGTTGCGGCACGTGAACGTGCAGGACTATCCACGCGCTCCCGATGGGACGGTGGGAATGGGCCTGGGGGTGCTATTGGGCAATCTCGCGGGGGCGGGACTGCGCAGGCCGTGGCCAACTCGATACGGCTCGGGCTATCACGCGTTGGAACATCTACGCAGCGCGCGGCGTGTGGCGTCGGCGATGCTGGTTGACACCGGGCGCGGTGCCGGAGCGGCCGTAAACGCGGCGGCTCGCGTGCTGGTCGCCGGGCATCAGTGCAAGAGCCTGATCGACGGCGCGCTGGGTACGATGATGTACATCGGCGCGGGCAACAAGCTGGCGCTGCTGGAAGCCGGCGGCGCGAACATCATCAACACGGACACGGAGGCGGGGCTAAAGCTGCCCGACAACTTTGATTTCGCTTGGGTGGGGTTGGCACCTGCGGAGGTGTTGGTCGCCACGAATGGTGCCATTCATGCACGGCATGCGATGAACCCGTCGGACCACACATTCGCGATCCTTGATCAGGCGAACACGCTCGGCTACGGCCTCGCCCGCGACCTCGTGATGAAGCTCCCGTCGCTGGACCGTCTTGGTGACCCGGTGAACATGCAGATGGTGGTCGGTTACCGCAGCAGCACACCGCTGACGGCGCTGAAATGTGAAGTCTGGAACGACGCACTCACAGCGTTGTTCATCGGCTTCACGCTCTCGGCCAAGACGGTCCCGGGCGAGGCCGGCTCCACTCTTGACCCCTACCCCGGAGGCTCGGGAGCGTGGCCCGCGAACCTGTGGGATTGGGGGAACGACCGTGTCCTGCGCCTAAGGTTCGACCAAGCGGCAAGCCCGGCCGGGTGGGCTCGCATCTACTTCATCGGGCTGATCGTTCAGTACAAGCCGCGGGAGGAGACGCTTTTGACCGAGCGCCATCTTGGGGCGTATCGGTTGATTCCACGCGGGAACGCGCCGAGCTTCAGCGTGCTGGGTGTTTTTGGATCAATACGAGGGCCGCAGTACGCTCCCTATCGAGTGCCGGTGATCGAGCCTGCGGTGACGGAGATGCGCGGCAAGTTCTGGTTGAACAGTCAGGGCAAGGCGGACGATGCCTCGGGTACGTTTACCGGGACGGCCTTTGCTCTCATCGAACGGCTTCCGGACCTGCTGCGTTACCTGCTCACGACCTATGGCGGGCAGGTGGCTGCCAACTTTGAGACGGCGGTGGGCGCGTTCGGCAGTTTCACCGATGCCCGCGCCACGCTCATCGACGAGCGCGGCAACGCGCTGCAATACGCTATGCCCATCACGACCGCCTCCGACATGATGAGCATCCTCGCAACGCTGGGCCTCTGTGGGATGACCATGCCCATGCTCTCGCCCTACGATGACAAGTGGCGGCTGGTGGTGTGGAGGGATAGTCCGCCGGTCACGTACCCGTGGAAGTTCAGCCGCTGGGACATCGTGGACGAGCTGGGGCCGGTCGTCGAGCAGACGCCGTCATCATCGATCGTCACCGGTATCCGCGTGGCGTACGCCCACAATGGCTTCAGGCAGGCCTATGAGTCGGAAGTCGCCCTCAGCGACACGCGCAGCGTGGCCGGTTACGAGTACTTCGGGCTGCGCGACCAATATATGACCGTCGTTTCGGGCGTGAACGACCGGCTGGACTTCAAGACCGCCCCGAGCGGCGTGGTGGCCGCGACCCTCACGGCGGGCGACTACACCGTGCAAGGGTTCTGTGAGCACCTGAAGGCACGGATGGATACGGCGGCTGGAATCGGGGCCACCGACTTCCTCGTCGGCGTCGGGGGGCTCATCAAAGTGAACTACAACGACGCCCTCTACTTCGGAGATGCGGGGGTGGGGGGAAGCGTGGGCTTGCGTCCCGGACAGTACGCCACGATGAAGAAGCTCACCGACGGGGCGATGGCGGTCTTGAACTACGGAGCCAACGTCGCGGGGACCCATGCGTCCGGCGTGCGTCTCGTCACCATCACGAGCGGGATGAAAACCCACGGCCTCCAAGCGGGGATGAGCATCGCGGGCACTGGTATCCCGGCCGGTACCACCATCGTTTCGATCGATTCCGACACCACCCTGACCATCAGCGCGGACACCACGGCCTCGTTCACGGGGACCTACACGATCACCGCCAATCGCACCGGGACGCGCACCTCCGGTTCGGCCGTGGTTACGATGGCGGACACCGGCGGACTGACGCGGCGCATGGTCGCCAACGGGCTGGGGTTCCCTTCGGGCAACCGCATCCTGAGCGTGGACTCCGCAACGCAAGTCACGATGAACAATAACGCTTCGTCGAGCGGGACCGACCCGATCACGTTCTCCTCATCGAGCGAGTGGGTGCTGGACTACGCCCCCGGGGCGGGGTCGAACGAGGCGAGGGTCACGATCACCAAACTGGCAGACACCCGCAGCATCGTCGCCGGCACCGGAGGGGTCGATGTGGAGAGGGCTACCAGCGGGTGGGCCAGCCTCGGGTTCTCTCAGCTTCTCGGAAACCTCTCCGTCCCGCTCAGCCCCACGGTGCTCACCGCCCACGACGACCGGTTCATGGACACCATCTGGATTCAGAGCCTTCAGGACATCGCCGACTACCTGTTCCAGAGCGGCACGAACGGGCAGGACTCTGCGGTTGCGTCACGCCACTGCGGCGAGCTCCTGGGCGCGTGGGGGTCGAACGACATCCTCGGGAGCGACAGCACGCACGGCTCGGTGTGCTTCTTCTGTCCCAAGGGGGTGCGCGAGCAGGCGTTGAAGAAGACCGCTGAGCGTTATGGGATTCGTCGCGATGTGGAGATTGAGGGCAAGGCCATCTACGACACACGTGCCGCGCTCTCGTTGCGGAACCGGATGGCTGACCTGCTGGGCAAGCCGCGCACCATCATCAGGTTCAACACCACGAAGGCCCCGGACATCGAGCGCGGCCACGTGTTCGAGTTCTGGCCCGACATGGACGACTTCTCCTACCCCGGCCTGGGATCTGACGGGAAGTGGACGGGCAAGCGCTTCGTCGTGGTCGAGGTCGCGCACGCGCTGGGACCGACGAGTCGGGCGACGACGATCGTGGCCGTGGAGGTGTAGGCGGCCTGCCCGCAGCTGCACCCCTAGACAGCCGGCGCCGGGACCGGAGCGTGGTGGACCGGACCGTGGGGGCGGGTGGGCCGCGGTTCTTGACGGCGGGCGTATACTGATTGCGCTCGATTCCAACCGGGGAGCACGGCCGCCCCCGAGTTCGGCGGCGATCTCAAGCACGGAGAGCTCGTAGACGCCTCCCAGGTAGGAGGACCCCGATGAGCCTCTTGCGTCTGCATTCCTCGCTGGCCGCCCTCGTGTTCGCGGCAGGCCTGGCCGGCTGATGATCGTCCAGGTCGACCTCAACGCCACGCGAGCCCTCCTCCGTCTCGACAAGGGCTACAAGCGGATGCTCTTCGCCAGCATCCTCGCGGTCAACGACACCGGGCGCCAGGTGCAGGCGGCGGAGCGTGACCAGCTCACCCGCGCGTTTACCGTGCGCAAGCGCGACTTCATGATGAAGCAGGTGAAGCTGTTTCGCGCGGGCTTCGACATCCCGAACGTCGGCAATCGCTGGGAGGCGCGTGTCGGGATTGGGATCGGTCGCGCGCTCGCTGGTAGCCCGCTCCTCCTGCCGCAATTCGAGACCGGTGGATCGCGCAAGGGCGTCAAGGGTGGCGGCGTGGCGATCCCCGTCGCCGGGGGCGCCCGTCCGAGCCAGACTCAGTCGGTCCCGGAGCAGCTCTTCGTCAGGCGCCTGCAGCTCCGTCGCCCTGCGGCCGGGCGCTCAAGGAAGCGCAAGGCAGGCGCGCGTGGACGCCCCGTGCGCCAGGGCCTGCTCGGCACCTTCCAGGTCCCGGGCGTTGGGATCCTCCAGCGCACCGTGGGCAAGGCCACCCGGCTGCTCTACGCGTTCAAGCCCACGGTTCGGCTGCCCGCGCGGCTCGAGTTCTATCGAACCGCGAAGCGCGTCATCCAGACCAACTTCGCGCGGAACGTGCAGAAATATGTGAACGAATCGTTTGCGAGACACGGGTAGGGAATCTCTCGGGGACGCACGGCCGCACCCCCAGTGTAGTTGGAACGGCGATCTCAGACACACGGACGTACTCGCAGACGCCTCCAAGAATGGAGCCCGGGGAAATGGTTCTCGCTTGGATCTATGCCGCGTTTGTAATGCTCTTTACGACCGTAGTCTTGGTTCCGATCGTAGCCAAAGAGAAGGGCCACAGGGGGCTAGATTGGTTCATGGTGGCATTCTTCTGCAGTCCGTTCATCGCGCTCCTCGCGCTGGCGGCGCTGCCCAATAGGGCGAAGGAGGTGCGCGGCAAGGCGACTACGCCGCCCTCTTGGAACCCGTTACAGTGACGGTGGTGGCCCCCCGGGTGGAGTACGGCCCCATGGGCCGCCTGCCCCTCAGTTGACAATCCCGCCCGCCAACCCTGTAGATTGACCTTCGGTCCCGGCCCAATGCGCAAGCAGGGGGAGGGACCGATGTATTTTCAGGACAGCACGCCGCCACTCGCAGGCCAGCCCTAGTCGATGGCGGACATCCTCAAGCAGACCCTCCGCGCAGCTTCCGGCGTGAGCTTTGCCCTCGACGTGCTCCAGCCGACGTGTCTGGCCGTTCAGGGGACCGTTGCCGAGATGAAGGATGGCAACGACGCCACGGGGAGCCTGCTGCGCGGGATCAATGAAGGCGACCCCGCGAGCGGCGCCTACCGGGAGGAGTGGACGCTCGACGCGGCAACGGTCACGGATCCGATCTCGTTCGTCCGGGCCATCACGCGCGTGAAAAAGGTGGACTCGAGTGCCTTGCTGGTCGGACTCGCTGAATACCAGCCCTCGATCAATGGCACGCCGCGCGGCGTCGAGCATGCGGTGGAAGCCGTGGCGAACGACGCCCAGGACTTCGCGGCCGACCCGGCGGACGGGCAGCCCTGGACGATTGCCAAGATCAACGCCCAGAAGTGGGGCTGGCGCCTGCGGGTCCACTTCGGGATCCCGACCTTCTTCGACGACGTCGTCGACTGTATGGCGGTGGACTTCAAGCTCGAGATCTGGTCTCCCGAGCCGATCGCGGACCTCCCCGCGATCGACCTCATCGAGCAGCTCGCCGATCTCCGGCCCACCGATACGCTGTCGTCACCGGACATCCAGCTCACTGAGACCGTCGGCGACATCCAGTTCGCGGACACCGTCGGCGACGTCCCTATCACCGATACCTTGAAGCGCGACACGAGCGCGGACGACACGATCGTGGGAGGGACCTAGACATGGCGATCCAGGTGGTAGTCGGGGCGACCCGCAAGAACTTGAGGCTGACGGTGAAGGACGAGGCCGGGGTCGTCATCAACGTGACCGCTTGGACGGCCAGGCTGCAGATGGTGTCCAAGGTCAACGGCCTGACGATCGACGTCGCCGGCGCGATCGACGGCGCGGCCGCAAACGGGACCTTCATCTGGACCGAGCTCGGCGGCACGAACTATGTCACGACCGCCATGCTCGCCGGGATCAAGTCCGCACTCTTCAAGGGCGAGGTCAAATACGTGGACAACACCGGCAAGCCGGACTGGGGCGCTGAGCGAGAGATCGAATGGCGTCTACCGACGATCTAGGCCGATGAAGCGATCACACGTAGTGGTCGTTCGTATCGCGGCGATCGGGTTCTGCTCGATCTGCACCATCTGCGGCCGCTGGATCCACAGCCGCTACACCCGGGACACGCTCGAGCGAGCCGAGGGCGAGCTCCACTGCCCGGTCTGCAATGGCACCCTCGAGGTGCTCGAGGACACGGTGGTCACGGACATCCAGACGCGCGCCGCAGCGATGTAGCCAGGCAAGGCTCAGGGAGGAGCCGTTGGGAATCCAGCGCACGCACGAATCAACGGTGAAATGGGCAGGGACCGCGTCGCCCGCACGGCAGGCCTCGCACGTGCCTTTCAGTTCGAATTGCTCCGCAGACCGGAGCAGTGACGTTGAAGGTGCCGGTCCGCCAGCGATGTGCTGTGTGTTGCCTGTCGTGCTCGCGCCGTGGGATCAGGCGGAGATTGGTCCGGCGGTTGTCCGTTCGATCCCCGTTGACGTGGTGGACAGCCTCGGTGATGAGGAGGGGCCTGCCGATCGAGCGCTCCATGACGACCCGATGCTCATATCGCCAGCCGCTGGACGTACGGATCCGGACGTAACCATTGCTCATCAGGGCTTTCGGTCCGATCGCGGCACGAACAATGGCTCTCTCGAACAACGATGGGCCACGAGCAGCGCTGCGAACAGAAGCGTGCGGTCTTTGCGCGGTAGGGATAGACCCTGAACTGTCGCCCGCAAGCCTCGCAGCTTAGGACGACGGGAGGTGAGGCCACGTGTCGCTCCGAACCCATGTGATGATCCACCACTCGGCGACTCCGGACGGCGTGCAGTTTAACACGGCTGCGATCCGCCGATTCCACACGAGCTGGCGCTTCCAGGACCAGATCATCACCGAGCAGAAGGCACACGCGCTGCTCGCCGAGGGCATGAAGGGCGTCATCGCGCCCTGGATGGACTGCGGCTATCACCTCCTCGTCGAGCTGGTCGGCGGCGAATACGAGTGCATCGTTGGGCGCCACGAGGAGCGTCCGGCGGCCGCGTGTCCGCAGGGTGAGATGAACACGCGAGCCTTCCACATTTGCCTCGTCGGCAACTTCGACAAGTCTCCACCTCCGAACGAGCAGCTCAAGGTTGCGATCGACCGGGGGATCGCCCGCTGGATCTCTAAGAACGGGATCCCCGTCGAGCGCGTGGTCGGCCACCGTGACTTCAACCCGGCGAAGAGCTGCCCGGGCACCAAGTTCGACCTCGAGCTGTTCCAGGAGATGCTCCGATGAGCGAGGCGCGCGTGGTCAGCGAGGATCTCTTCAAGCGCCAGCTCGACGTCACGGACAAGCTGGCGGCGGTCGTCCAGGACAATGCGCAGACGACGCGCGGCATCGCGGACACGCAGCACCAACAGGGAACTCTGATTGCGAGGCTCGATGAGCGGAATGAGCAGGCGAGAAAGGAAGCAGTCGAGACGGTCAAGGATCACATCACGCAGGCGATCGGCGGGCTGGAGAGGCACGTCTCCATCGAGGTCGAGCGCGTTGGCAACGACCTGGGCAACAAACTGGAGTTCTACAAGAAACCGCAGTACTGGCTGTCGATCTTCATTCTCGCCGCATCGATGATCGTCGGCGGGCTCTTGAAGGGGATCGGTCTGATCCCGAAGTGAGGCATCCGTCCACAGTAGGAGGTTCCCCATGAGGTACATCCCGATCGCGTTGCTCGCCCTCGCTCTCTCCAGCTGCGACTTCGGCGGTGGCAGCGCCGGCAAGAGCGAGGAAGTCGTCCCGGAGTCAGTCGCTCCGGACACCACGGCGGCCGTCGACTCGGCCTCCGTCATTCGGTAGCGCGGCCGCCGCACGGTCGCAGAGCTCAAGGAGGAGGGAAGATGGACCCGAACAGCCCGTTCGCAATCCTGCTACAGCCGCTGGTCATGGCGAAGCTCACCATGGTCCCGATTGTGCTCCAGTACGTGAAGCCATTCATCGCGAAGTTCGCGGGCTCGGCCGCGGGACCGGTCGCGGGCGTGGTCGCATCGGTGCTCGGCGTGGGACTCGCGATCTGGGGCGGCGTCGAGGCGAAGCTGGACGCCTGGGCGATCGCCAGCCAGGCCGCGATCGCATTCGCCTACGTGCAGGGCTTCTACCTCGCGGTCGTCGCTCCCGCGGCCCGTTCCAGCAACCCGATCGTGCCGGCGAACCCCGCGGTCCTGCCACTGATCGTCGGGGCGATGCTGTTCCTCGTCCCGGCGGCATCGGCCCAGACCTACTCGATCTGGGACGCGGGCAAGCGCACGCAGCTCTCGGTGAACGCCGGCGGCATGGTGTTCTTCGAGGAGGAGACTGGTACCGAGAGCTGGCGGGGGGTGAGCGCGGGGGGTGCGCTGACCTACTCGCTGCATGATCGCTTCTCGGTGTTCGGCACGTACGACCACGGTTTCCCGATCGACGCGTCGACCGGTCACGAGAACCTGCTCCGCGGATCGGCCAACCTCAAGGTCTACCCGCCGCGCGGTGAGGCGAGCAACACGAAGCTCTTCATCGGCGCTGGCGCCGCGTTCTTCCAGCGAGGGGACACGGACGGCTGGCGCGGCTACGAGGGGCACCTGACGATCGCGCGCGTCTTCAAGGACGGCTGGTCGCTCGCCGCGACCTACGTCCACGGGAGGCCGTTCGACGATCTCGACGAGCGCGTGAACATGGCGAAGGTCGTGCTCGGCCATCGCCTGCTCGGAGCGAAGTAACCGACCACCCCAGGCAGCATACTCGAACAGGGAGGACGAGTTGAACGACGCGCTGAAGAAGTTGCTGGAGGCGGTGGGCATCGCCCCGGAGAAGGCGGTGGCGGAGCTCAAGGAGCTGATCGTGAAGTACCCGGAGGGTGCTGAGCGCGAGGCGGCGATCGAGGCGTTGATCGCCGGCTACGCGGTCCCGGCGCTCGCCGATCTGCCGAACACGCTCAGCGGGATCGCCAAGGACATCGCGACCGGGACGACCGGCGTGGATCCCGACGCCTGGGCGGGCAGCATCTAGCGCCGTGACTATCGGGCGACCGGAGGGCCCGCGCGTGGGCCGCTCCGGTCGCCCCCAGGCCCCGTGGAGGATGATCCTGTGGTTGCAGAGCCCCTTCGTTGGCGCACGCCGTTCGGCCGCTTCGTCCAGCAACGCACGGTTCGTCGGCTCGCGCGAGATCTCTCGCAGCTCGGCGTGCCGATGACCTCACACACCGTCTACGATTGGATCTCAGGCCGTCATGCGCCGCGCCCAGCGTGCGCGGCCGCGATCGTCCAGGTCAGCGGGGGAAAGCTCACCTTCTCGGACATCTACCGCCATCGCACGGAGATGCAAACACTCTCCACCATGCCCAGCGAACGACGGGAGGGGACCGCCGGCGCCCGCAAATAGTTTTCGCTTGACCGCCCCTCGCGGCCGGGCGTAAACCTCCCGGCGCGATGTCCAAGCCCCCGTTGATCCAACTGCGCAAGGCCGCCCCCAACTCCCTGGTCGTGAACGACCTGGTCGAGTACTTCAAGCGCGAACGATACCCGCGCACCGACGCGGCCATCGGCGCCTTCGAGCGGGGCTTCGTCCGCGCTCCCGATCAGCAATTCTTCGAGGTCTACGCCGCGGCGATCGGAGCACCCGTCACGGCGGTCAAACGAGCGCATCGAGCCACCTTGCGGTGGAGGCAGCGTCAGGACCCGGAGCGGTCCCGGGTCGCCTGAAGCGGGCGCTCCGGGCAGCTAGGAAAAAAACTATTGACGCGTGTGCGGGAGACGTGGATTCTCCCGCTCGGTTGCCAGAGAGAAGGCGGCCGATTGAGGAGGCGGCCATGCCGCGCACGCAGCGGATCTTCACCGGGGTGGTGATCCTGACCCGGACGAAGGAGGAGCTCAAAGAAGCGCTCGAGGCCCTGACCGAGGCCACCGAGCCCACGCCATTGCAGGAACCGCCCCGCGGGGCACTGAAGCTGGTGACTCGGGAGCGGGCCGCCTGATCGAATGGCGAGACGGATGAAGCGCATGATCCCGCCGGGGCACGGAACCTGGCGGGCCGAGCGCGACGAGGCAGGACAATGGACCGTGAGGGATCGATGGGGAGAGCAGCCGCTACGCTCCGCCGATCCGCTCGTCCGGATCCAGGCCGTTCACCTGGCGGCCGCCGCACCGCAGCTCGAGGCCGCACTGAAGTGGCTGGTCGAGGATTTCCACAACCTGGAACTGAGCCCTATGCACCTGAGACACCGGGTACGCCTGAACTTCGCCGAGGTGGTACTGATCGAAACCCGCGCACCCCTGGGAGAGGTGCTGCGGCTCGCGCGTCAACCGCAACTGGAGCTTGATCTTGCCGCCTGAGCGCGGCCATTTTTCGGGACTGGCCTGTCGCATAAGAGGTATTCGGGTAAAGCTGGCGAAGTAGGCTAGCGACAGGACGTTAGACCCCGAAATCGGTCCGCTCAGGCGGCCTCCACTGACAGGAGGTCGCCATGCCCGCAAGGAAGCGCCCGCAGCCCGCCACGAGCCACGATCGGTTCGTCGGCACGCTCATCCTCGCCGCCGCCGTTTACTTCGCGGCCCACCTCGCCCCCCTGGTGCGCGCTGACGTCCTGGCGCTGCTCGAGCGGGGGTCCCGGTGAGGATCCTCAAGCTCAGCTCGAAGAACGTGAAGCGCCTTCGGGCGGTGGAGATCTCGCCCGAAGGGAACGTGGTGATCGTCGGCGGGAAGAACGGCCAGGGGAAGTCTTCGGTCCTGGACTCGATCGCTTACGCCCTGGGCGGCAAGGAGCTGATCTGCAGACAACCGGTGCGCCGCGGCGAGAAGCACGCCGAGGTCACCTGCGACCTGGGCGAGTTCCTGGTTCGCAGGACGTTCACGGCCGACGGCGGCGGCATGCTGACCGTCGAGACCAAGGACGGCGCCCGGTTCACTTCTCCGCAGGGGCGGCTCGACGATATCGTTGGGCGGCTCTCGTTCGATCCGCTCGCGTTCGCTCGGATGGAGCCGGCGAACCAGGCGGAGACCCTCCGGGCGCTGCTCGGGCTCGACTTCACCCAGCTCGACCGGGAGCGGGCCAGCGTCTTCGCGGTGCGCACGGACGTGAACCGGGACGGGAAAGCGCTCCGGGCCCGCTACGAGGCCCTCCCGGCGAAGCACAGGGACGTGCCGGCGGAGGACGTCTCGGCGTCCGAGATCCTCGCGGACCTCGACGCGGCCGGGGCGACGAACACGGAGCACGCGGTCGCCCGCCGGCGCGCCGATTCCATCCGCGAGAACTGTGATCGCATCCAGGAATCGATCGTCGGCACGCGGGCCCAGTGCCAGGCGATCGAGGACGAGATCGCCCGGCTGCAGGAGAAGCTCAAAGCCGCCCAGGTCACGCTCGAGAGCCAGGAGCGACAGGCCGAGGCAATGCGCCAGCAGGCGGCAGAGGCGCGAGTCATGGCCGACGCGCTGGTCGACGTCGACCTCGCCCCGATCAAGGAGCGCCTCGCCGGCGTCGAGGATGTGAACCGCAAGGTGCGGGAGAACACTGAGAACGCCCGACTCCTGGCCGAGCTCGAAGCGCAACGGGACGCATCGCAGAAGCTGACCGCGCGGATCGACACGATCGACGCGGCGAAGCAGGAGGCGGTCGCCAAGGCCTCGTTCCCGGTCGAGGGTCTCGGGTTCGACACGGACGGGTTCGTCACGTTCAACGGCCTGCCGTTTGACCAGGCCTCGGCCGCGGAGCAGCTGCGCGTCTCGGTGGCGATCGGGATCGCGCTCAACCCGAAGCTGCGTGTCCTTCTGATCCGCGACGGGTCCCTGCTCGACGAGGAATCGCTCCGGCTGCTGGGCGAGAGCGCGGACGAGCACGACGCTCAGCTGTGGATCGAGAGGGTCGAGGACGGCGGCGCCACGGTCATCATCGAGGACGGCAGCGTGCTCGAGGACGAGCCGGCCGGGAAGGGGGCTGCGTCATGATCCTCACGCGCAAGTCCCTGAAGCGTTACGTCCGCGTGGCAAAGTCCGGCTGCTGGCTCTGGCGCCGGGCCCGGATGGGGGAGGGCTACGGGATCTTCAAGCTCCGGGGGGTCGTGCACTACGCCCACCGGGTCGCCTACGCGCTCTTCAAGGGGCGGATCCCCAAGGGTGCCCTCGTCTGCCACGTGTGTGATGTGCCGGCCTGCGTGAGGCCCGATCATCTCTACGCCGGCAGCTCGAGCATGAACCTGCGTGACTCCTGGTCGCGCGGGCGGCGGGCGGCTCGCCATGTGGGTGCGGCATGACCCGGCTCACAAACCCCCTGCAGCGCATCGTCGAGGTCGGCGGTGTGGACGTGGTCGTCGCGATCGTGCCCTCGACCAACGGCATGCCGGCTCACGTCTGCTTCCGCGAGAAGGGCAAGCGCAAGCCGCACTGGTCGCTGTTCATCCCGACGGCGCCGGTCCGGAAGCGGGGTGCCGCGTGACCCCGCGCTCGGTGGGATTCCATCCGGGCCTGCCGATGGACCGCTACCTGGAGATCGACGCCATGGGCTCGGGGCGCCTCGAGTGGCTTGCCACGAGCCCGATGCACTACCGGTACATGCTGGGCCAGGAGCGGGTCGAGACCGCGGCTCAGCACCTGGGGACCGCACTCCACACGGCGGTGCTCGAGCCCGACCTGTTCCAGAACCGCTACGCCCCGGAGCCGCTCGAGGTCGCGGCCGGCAACGTCAAGCCGCGCGCGACCAAGGCCTACAAGGACGCGGTCGCCGACATCGAGCAGGGTGGGTTCATCGTGCTGCGCGACGATGCGATGGCGAAGGTCCGCGCGATGGCGGCCGCGATCCGCGTCCATGCCGATGTCGCGCGGCTGCTCAAGGTGGCCCCGGAGCGGGAGGTCACGATGCTCTGGGAGCGGGAGGGCCGCCTCTGTCGCGGCCGCGCCGATCTCCTAGGGAATGGGGTCATGGCGGACATCAAGACCACGCGCTCGCTGAAAGACTTCAGCCCCTGGGCGGTGACGAAGCTCGGCTACTTCCGCCAGGGGGCCTGGTACTGGGACGGTGCGGCGAAGCTCGGCCGGCCGATCGAGTTCTTCTACTTCATCGTGGTCGAGAGCAGCCCGCCGCACGACGTCGCCGTGTTCGTGCTGGCTCCCGATGCGATCGTCTGCGGTCTCACCGATTGCGATCGCCTGATGGCGAAGCTCGCCACGTGCGAGCGGACCGATCGCTGGCCGGGCATGTTCGAGGGGATTCAGACCGCGACCGTGACGGACGCCATGATCGGCCTCCTGCCGGACGAGGCGATCGCGTGAGCCCCCGCACGGTCTTCTTCGATCTCGAAACGGCGGGCCTGCTCCCGCACCACCCGGACATCCAGCTCGCCGCAATCACCGTGGACGAGGCTTGGGCGGAGATCGAGACGTTCGAGGCGAAGATCGCCTTCGACGTCACGGCCGCGGATCCGGCGGCGCTCGAGATGAACCACTACACGGTGGAGGCCTGGGCCAGGGCCGAGGCGCCGATCCGCGTCGTCTCTCGGTTCACCGACTTCCTCGACCGCCACAAGTCGCTCGAGATGGTGAGCCGGCGCACCGGCAAGCCCTACAAGGTCGCGCGGCTTGTCGGCCACAACGCGGCGTCCTTCGATGGACCGCGGCTCCAGGCCCTGTTCAACCACTGGGGCCGATTCCTGCCTGCGGATCCACGCGTCCGCTGCACCTGCCAGCGGGCGCTCTGGTGGTTCGACGAACGGCCCCGCCGCGTGCCGCCCGAGAACTACCAGCTCGCCACGCTGTGCCGGCACTTCGGGATCCCGGTCATGGAATCCCACGAGGCGCTCGCCGACGTGCGTCTCACGATCGCGCTCGCGCGCGCACTCTCACAGGAGGTGAGCAATGGCTGACAGACCCCCGCCGGTCGGGACGCCCTACGAGGGGCCGAGTGGCTTGTTCAAGGATTCGATCTGGCTGACCGCGGAGAACCTGGTCGAGGGCAAAGACGCCGTCGTCACGATCGAGGACGTGCTGCACTACAAGACGGTCACGTTCGAGGGCGGCCGCGAGAAGCACAACATGGGCGGCCTCAAGTTCGCGGGCCGGGATCGCGTTCTGCTGCTCAACGCCACGAATCGCAAGGTGCTGAACAAGGCGTTCGGCATCAACACCAAGCTCTGGAAGGGTGAGAAGGTCACGCTCTACGTCGCGGACGCCCAGTTCGCCGGCGAGACCGTGAAGGCGGTGCGGATCCGCAACCAGCGGAGCCGCGTCGCCACGGCCGCCGAGGACTACCTCTCCGGTGAGGACGAGCCGGTCGCCGGCGTCGGCGGTGCGGCAGGTGGGGCTCCTGCCCCCGTCGGCGCCGAGCCGGCTCATCAGACCGACGAAGCGGTCTTCCGCGACTTCCGCACCCTGGCCGAGCGCGTCACGGCCTCGTTCGGGGGCGAGCGAGTGTTCGTCAAGGAGGCCCCGAAGAAGAGCGGGTCCTACTGGACGTGCGACGCCGGGCTCGGCGACACCGAGCAGCTCTGGATCGGCGGCGAGAACCGTCTGGCCGTCTCCCGCCCGCGCCTGACCGAGCTCGCCGTGAAGCTCGAGGCGATGCTGGCATGACCCAGGGCACGCTCCATCTGGGCCTCGAGGAGCAGGTGCTCCGCGGCACCCGCGAGCCGAGCCCGGTCGCGCGCGAGCTCGAGGCCCGTCCCTGCGCCGGCTGCGGAGCCTCGGTGGTGGTGGCCCACGATGCCACCGCCGGCCGCACGGTGCAGCTGGACCCCGGCCCCCGGGCCTACTTCGTGATCGGCGAGCGGAGCGACGGCAGGCCGATCGTGGCGCTCACGTCGAACGGACTCGTGCAGCACCAGTGCACCCAATCCCATGGAGGGTCGTGACATGAAGACCGCCGTCGCCGCGAGCATCCAGCCCGGGGCCGACTTTCGCAGCATCCCTCTCGACCAGATCGACCGCTCGCCACTCAACCCGAGGCGCACCGTCACCGGGGACCAGCTCGAGGAGCTCGCCGCCAGCATCCGCGAGAAGGGGCTCCTGCAGCCGGTGCTGGTGCGGTCGCTGAACGGCGCGGGCCGGTACGAGCTGGTCTGCGGTCATCGCCGGTTCGCGGCCGCCCAGATGGTCGGGCTCGAGGAGCTGCCGGCGATCGTGCGCGAGCTCGACGACCAGGCGGTGCTCGAGATCCAGGTGGTCGAGAACCTGCAGCGCGCGGACCTGCACCCGCTCGAGGAGGCGGAGAGCTACCGCCGGCTGCTGCTGGTCAAGGGCTACGACGTCGCCCGCATCGCCGAGAAGATCGGGCGATCGGTCAAGTACGTCTACGACCGGGTGAAGCTGCTCGAGCTGACCAAGGAAGCGAAGAAGCTCTTCCTCGACGGGAAGATCTCCGCCGGGCACGCCACCCTGCTCGCGCGGCTGAGCCCGAAGGACCAGGCGCGGGCGATCGACCTTGAGGAGTCGGCGGTCTTCACGCGCGAGGCCCTGCTCTGGAATCCCGAAGCGCCAGAGGATGAGGAGTCGGAGCCGGTCGAGCACGTGAAGCCGCGGAGCGTCCGCGAGCTGCAGGGCTGGATCGACCAGCACGTGCGGTTCCAGCCGAAGGATCCGGACACGATGCTGTTCCCGGAGACGGCCGCGACCCTCGCCGACGCGAAGAAGGTCATCCCGATCACCCACGCCAGCTACATCGCCGACGAGGCGCGCGAGGGCCGGACCTACTTCCCCCGCTCCTGGAAGCGCGCGGACGGCCTGAACAACTCGAAGCCCTGCGAGCACGCCGTCATCGGCTACGTGGCGGTCGGTCCCGGGCGCGGCGATGCGTTCGCGGTCTGCATCGCCAGGGAGAAGTGCATGGTCCACTGGGGCGCCGAGATCCGGGCGAAGCAGAAGCGGACGGTGGCGAAGGCGGGGAAGGCCGGCGTCACGGTGAAGGATCAGGTGGCGCACGAACAGGCGAAGCGCGCCGAGCAGGATCGGCGGAAGCACGAGCTGCAGGAGCGGTACATGAAGGCCCGCCCGGCGATCCTCGCGGCGATCGGCGCGAAGATCTCGACGATGTCGGCCGAGAGCACCGGGCCCCTCGCGAAGATCCTGCTCGGGGTCGTGTCCGATCGTGGCGTCCCGAAGAGCAACCCCGTCCCTCTCGGACGCACGGCCGAGGATCTCGTGCGCCACCTGGTCTTCCTCCACGCCTGCGACAACGTCGCCTACGACTGGAACATCGACGAGCGGCTTCCCGCGATGGCGAAGAGCTTCGGCGTGGACGCGGCGAAGATCCTGAACGAGGCCGCCCCGGTGCAGACGTCTGCAAAGGCGAAGCGGCCGGCGAAGAAGGGGCGGAAAAAGTGAGCGGGGCCGGTGTGGTAGGGACGCCCGGGGGAGTTCAGCCCCCAGGACGCGGTTCGAATCCGGCGCCCCGCTCCCAGCCGCGGCGTGGCGTGTGCCGCGTCTGCGGCTGCGTCTGGTACGACCCGTGCCCGGGCGGGTGCTCCTGGGTGGATCACGAGGAGACGCTGTGCAGCCGGTGCGCGGAGCCGGCTGAATGACCGCCGCGACGAAGGCCGCACCCGCCCCGGCCGCGAGCAAGACGGCTGGCACCGTACTCGTGCTCCGCACCTGCGCCTCCGACGGCGGCAGCCACAACGGCTTCAAGCACCCGCTCGAGATCGGCGCCACCGTCACGGCGCCGGACTGGAACTCCCGCGTGGAGTGCGGCGGCGGCATCCACGGGCTCGAGTATGGGCTCGGCGACTACGGGCTGCTCCGACTCGATGACTCAACCGCCCTCTGGCAGATCTATGAAGTCGAGGACGCTCCCGACAACCTGGTCCGGTTCCCGGATGGGTCGAAATGCAAGTTCCGCACGGGGCGGCTCGTCTATGTCCAGGCGGGGCAGGCTCGCGGCCTCGTGGGGGCGACCGCGTACATCCGGCTCAACAGCAAGGCCTGGGAGGGGGTGGGCGAAGCCCACACGGCGGGGGACCGCGCGCCGGCGTCCACGGCGGGTTACCTCGCGCCGGCGTCCACGGCGGGGGACCTCGCGCCGGCGTCCACGGCGGGGGACCGCGCGCCGGCGTCCACGGCGGGTTACCTCGCGCCGGCGTCCACGGCGGGTTACCTCGCGCCGGCGTCCACGGCGGGGGACCTCGCGCCGGCGTCCACGGCGGGTTACCTCGCGCCGGCGTCCACGGCGGGTTACCTCGCGCCGGCGTCCACGGCGGGGGACCGCGCGCCGGCGTCCACGGCGGGGGACCTCGCGCCGGCGTCCACGGCGGGTTACCTCGCGCCGGCGTCCACGGCGGGGGACCGCGCGCCGGCGTCCACGGCGGGGGACCGCGCGCCGGCGTCCACGGCGGGTTACCTCGCGCCGGCGTCCACGGCGGGTTACCTCGCGCCGGCGTCCACGGCGGGTTACCTCGCGCCGGCGTC